AAGTGAATCACATAACGTGGATTGCCGTTCACGTCGTTATCAATGCGATAGTATGGGATTTCTTGACCGTCTACTGTGATGTAATTTGCTGTTGGGTTTTTCATGATAAATTCCTCCAATGGTATTGTCTGAGCTCGTCAGTGGTTGCTATACAACCAGACGCCCGAAGGCGTTTCGCTCTAGTAGGTCATCGGGTCAATGTCTTCTGAGATGCAGTAGCGCAAGTCATCAAAACCGTTGTGCACGTTTTCCATGATGAGCTCACCTTTCTGGTTGATGATGACGCATGGTGCTTCATCGCCATATGCTTCATGCTCCATCAAGTACAATGGTTCTGGCGTTAACATGCCACCTAGACCGAATGTTTCAGTAGCGATGGTATACCATGTTCCACGATGTCCTTCAACCTTAACTTTATCTGTAGGAGCTGATGGGAACAACTCGTCTGTTGTGTATTTGAATGAGTGGAAAGGAGCTTCTGGCTCCTCGTCCTCGTCCTCATCTTCCCACTCTGTCCAGTACGTTTCTGACTCGTCTAGTTCCTCGTCAGTCATGTTCGCTAGCTCTGTTGATGTGTTCGGGTATTTTGCATCTAAGCATATTGCTGTACAGAAATTTTCACCTGTTGTTTCAATTGCGAATCCTTCTACCATTTCAGTGTTACAAGTTGTACATGTTCTCATTATAAATTCCTCCAATTATAGTAGTTGTAGTTAAGATAAGGAGTTAGGGGGAAGGAGTTTCTCTCTCCACGTTTCGCCATTCGCAAGGACTAAATGCCTTGTGTACCGACTGCCTTCGTTCTCGTTATCTTTAACTGTTACCATCTTACCATGATACTATTTATAATGTCAACCCTTTAAGTCATAGGACTATTGACTCATCTTTATAATCCCTTATGTATGGTGTGTTGCGTGTGCTGTCTGCTGTGCTTCGCTGTGCTGTGCGTGCCTGCTGTGCGTGCTGTGTGCCTGTGTGCCTGTAAAAAAATTTTAGTATTTATTTTAAAAAATTAATTTTGGATTTACTAAAAGTGGGGGTGAGCCCACTAACCGAGGACTTGATATGGGGTTCCGTGGGTCGCGCCATAGTCCAAGAAATCTCCCCCTACTCACTTCTCAAAATGTTTGCATAGGGGGTACTTGTGAAAACCCCCAGAGAATGGTAGATTAAGGGTAAAAAGGGGACAGAGAAATGAATCAAGAAACCAACCCACCCATCGGCATGACCCAATACGAGTGCTTTGCGATGCACCTGCCTGACAGCCTGTACTTGAATCACTACCGTCTGCACGACATTCACCCAAAATTCACACCCGAACAGTGGCGTAGATTCCTGAAAGACCACGATCACTTCATTCGTACTGAGCTAAGCGCCATCACCGAAGCCGAAGCCAGAAGTGCCCTGCAAAAACTGACCACAGGGAACGCCAAATCAGCCGACATATCCGCGATTAAGCAAATTCTGGTGGAGTCCCAAGCCTTGAACGCACAAACCAAAGATGCTCGAACGTTTATCACGACACATATGAATCAGCCACAGAAGAAGCCACCCAATCAACAAGAGATCATGAAGGCGAACATCGACAATGTGGCTACGATGTTCAACCACATCAAGCGGAGTCCGTACAAATATAACGCTGACGGCACGCTCCATTTCGTAGCTCCCAATTCCGAGTTAGAGCTAGCGTACCTACGCCTGTTCAATCCAGATAATCACTTGAATGAGAACTACATCAAAGAAGCACCCGAGGAGGACATGCAGTGAATGCTAAATTCTTAAACACCCTCTGCTCGTGTGGGAATGGTACCTATATCAACACCAACAATCACAATGAATGGTGGGTGAAATGTGAAGTATGTAACAACTTCCTGTTCACCTATGAACCTATGGCGCATCAACAACGTTTCCACGAAGATCCTGCCAAGTATAAAATGTGGGGCGGTGGTTTCGGCTCCGCGAAAACATCTACGTGTGGTGCTGAATTTGTTATGCTCGCTTTGAAGACTCCGCGTGGTGTAGGCCTGGTTGGGGCGAGCACCTACCCACAATTAGAGCGAACATCTAAGAAACAAGTGCTCGATATGATTCCAGAGGAGTTCATAGATTCCTATAACAAGAAGGACAACATCTTAACATTGACCAATGGCTATGAGATTATGTTCCGATCCTTTGATGACGAGCAAAAGCTAAAGTCACTTAACCTATGCCACGCGTGGATTGAGGAAGCAAACGGTGTAGACTACTCTATATTCGTTCAGCTCCAAACGCGTCTTCGACACCATGCGACAAAAGAGCACAAGATTCTACTAACCACCAACCCTGCAATGAATTGGGTGCGTACTGAAATCCTGTTGAAATCCAAAACCATCTATGGAGCTAAAGAGCGATATAACAGGGCTCCCGAGGATAAGAACCCAAACATCTCGTCGCACATAGCTCGAACCGATCAGAATACCTACCTACCGCCCGATTACATTGACGCGATTAAAGTGGGCAAGCCCGACTACTGGATCAGACGTAATCTTGAAGGTTCCTTTAGCTTCGCAGACGGCATGGTGTACCCAATGTTCAATGACCATATTGTTGACATAGATCCTGCTGAGATTCGTGCCAACATCAGAAACAAAGGGTGGCAAGTAATTGGTGGAGCCGATTTCGGTATTGTCGATCCTACCATTCTCGTACTAGGGGCTATAGATCCTATTAACGGTGTCGTTTATCTCTATGATGAGTACAGCAAAACCCAACAATCGGTACCGTATCACGCGAAAGAAATGAAGCGACGACTCGAACATGTGCCTCAAGGACTACTTATGAAACTGATGGGCGATCCCTCTGGAGCTAAGCGGAATATTAACGATCAGAAATCCATATTCAACCATTATCAAGAGTACGGTATATTCTTCCAAAAAGGCGACAATCGCCTAGACGCAGGGATTATGAAAGTGTATAGTTATCTTGAAATGGGTAAGTTGAAAATCCTTTCCCATATGAAACACACCATAGAAGAACATCTGAACTATCAGTACAAGCCCTCTGATTTAGAGGACGCTCCAGATGATAAGCCGATAGATAAAAAGAATCACCTTGTCGATTCGATTCGTTACATGATTCAAGAATTGCCAGATGATCCCGAACAACTTAAGTCTGTGACTTACGGATTTGATGATTTCCGAACACAAAAAGATGAACAAGATCACCTACCATTTGCGTTAAGAGATGACGATACCTTGTCTAGCTCCGATAGCGACAGTTGGTATTATGATTACTATTAAGGGGGAAAGCCTATGGAATGGTTCGCAGTTGTTGTTGCAATTGTTGGAGGCTATGTAATTGGTGTAGCTCAAGGCGGTATTAACATCACAATAAACCACAAAACTCCTTTAGCTCCTTTAGCTCCGAAAGAGGACATGGAGTACAATGAGTCTACCGAAGAAATGCTTCCAAAAGACGTGCAAGATTACATGGCAAAGAATAATGGATTCATAGGTTTCTAAATAGGAGGGTGAACGTATGAAAGAATGTGTTCATAAAGTTGTAAAAGCGAACCCGATTACAGGTGATCCGTTGTGCCCTAAATTGGTTTGTGTGAAATGTGGTAAAACAGCAATTGACGATTCAAGACTTAGGAGGTACTGACGATGAAATTCGGACAAGCAATCGAATACTTAAAAGCAGGACGTAAGGTAGCTCGTAAAGGTTGGGGTGGTTATTGGACTATTGAAGAATGGGAAAAAGTCGATGTAGGCACTACGCCTCTAATCGTCGCCTATCTAAAAGATGGTGGATTCGCGCCTGCACAAGCCTATCAAGGTGATATTTTGGCAGAAGATTGGGAAATTGTAGAATGAAGAAGTTGTTATGTCTGTTAGGTTGGCATGACTTCAAGAACTATAGGTATAAGCACGCACCATTTCGTGTAGAAGGAACGTGTACACGATGCAAGGAAAAGAGTATTTTTCTATAGAAAGGGGTGTAATCTTTGGCTGAAAGCAAAAAGAGATTCGACGAAATTATGGAACGATTCAAGAAAGCAAAAGAAAAGCGTCAAGGTAAAGACGAACTCTGGAAAGAGCTTGATGCCTTTGACCGTAATGATCAATGGAGCCTGCAAAATGCACCAAGTTGGCTACCAAAACCTGTTACGAACTACATTCATCTGGTAAAATATACAAAAAGAGCCGCCTTTGCTGTAGAAAATCCGACAGGCAAGCTACGTCCTGTGAGTCCAGAAGGAATTGACTCAGTACGCCTGCTAAATAAGGCGTATGAAGATACAATGGAACGCATAAAAGCACGTAAAGTGGTACGCGAGAACATTGAAACAGCAAAACTTCTGGGAACTGCGATAGCTCATGTTATGTGGGACGAGTATTCAGAGGGACGTATGGGAACTACCGTATTAGGAGACAAAGGGTATCAATATGAGGGGGAAATCAAGCTAAAAGAGATTGAACCTAGCTCATTCTATCCAGATCCGAACGCGTTCACCATTGAAGATTGTGAATATATTATCGTGAGAGAGCGTAGACCGTATGCGTGGATCAAAAACCACCCGAAATTCAAGGATAAATTGGGCGGTAAAGAGAACGAAGAAGCAAAAGACGTCGCTTCTCCCGATGAACGTGGGGAAATCTACCTACGTGACTACGAACAGAACACCGAGGGGCTTGTTGACTTCCTTAGCTACTATGAGAAGAAGATGGACTCTGACACAGGGGGCTTCAACTACAAAGTGGCGTACCTAGCTAACGGAAAAGTTCTGCATGAAGAAAAACTCAAGCCGAATCGCTACCCATTCTCCATTTTGTATGACTTTAAACAGCGTCAAGATTTCTGGGCTATGTCTACTTGTCAATTCATCTTGGACAATCAGAAGATCATCAACAAAATTGAGTCGATTATCACGATGATTGGGGTACTTTTACAGAATCCGCAGAAGATTGTAACTAAATCATCTGGCATCAACCCAAAGGTTTTAGCTCGATTTGGCTCTGCACCTCAACAAGTGTGGACAACGAATGATGCGAACCCTTCACAATCTATCTATTATGTAACGCCTCCTCAAATTCCGCAGGTCTTATTCCAACTATTGGAGCAAGCGAAGCAGAACATTCGAGAAATTACAGGTATGTCCGAGGCATACATGGGGCAAAACGTTGGTTCTCTACAAACTTCTGGCGGTGTAAACAGTCTGATTGACCGATCTACGATGCGTGACCGCGATCAAATGTATGACGTTGAGTTATTCATTGCTGATTTGTCTGGTTTAGTTATCGACTTTATGACAACTTACTATCAAGAGGAGCGTTTAGTTCGGACAATGGGCAAAAACGACGAAGATCCTAAGTTCACTTCCTTCATAGGTACGGACTTTAAAGACCTATCGTATGATGTAGCTGTTGATGTATCAGCTAAAGCACCGATTACGCGTATGCGCGAAGTGCAAGAAGCGAAAGAACTACTGAATACGCAAGGTCAATACTTTGCTGATCAGCCTGTACCGATCCTTAAACCTCAAGAAGCAATTCGCATGATGAACTTAGTTCATGGCGAGGAAATTATTGAGCGTATGAATATGGACGAGATGACGAACAAAACGGAACAAGCGATGCAGGTAGCTCAGATGATGGTTGAAGCGATGCAACAACAAAGCCCAGACGGACAACCTGTAGACCCGAATGAAATTACACAAATGGGTATGGCGATGTTTGAGCAAATGGCAAATCCACAAGCTCAGCAACAAGCAGGCGCACCGACGAATGGTAATCCTCAAAATATGGTACAGGGAGTGTAAGGTATGCAACTAACAGAGAAGCAAAAGAAATTGATTGATAAATATGTGGCAGATGTTCAGTTTGCTAAAGTTACACCGAGAACCATCTTTTGTGTTTTAGTTCTGAAAAGCGGTTGGGAATCTTATGGGATTTCCGCATGTCGAGATATGGACAAGTTTGATGTTGAGAAAGGGCAGAGCTACGCGTTCTTCCATGCAATATCAAGATTGGAATATAATGTTGACAAAGGATTAGAAGTATAATAGATTAGAGGTAAATATAGGGAAGTCACGAGTCCCCTAGCCCTGTGTGGGTATAAGCAAACTCGGGCGCAGATTCGCTGACTGTTGCCTTCAATCCAAGCGCAAGGAAAAGGAGAGATTGATATGCCATTCGGTGGAGAAGATGAATTTGACTTTGACGCATTTGACGCAGAGTTTGAAGCAGAGTATGAAGAAAACGGTGACGAAGAAGTTGTCGTTCCAGAACAAGACGCGGTTTTAGATGAGGAAATCACACCATCTGAGGACGATGTAGTTCCAGAACCTAATGGCGACGAAGAAGTAGCACCGCCAAGTCGTGAAGTAGATCAATCGAAACACGATGCCTCATTTGCTCAAATGCGACGAGAGCGTGACGAAGCGAGAAAAGAATCTGAATGGATTCAAGCCATGGCTAAAGAAAACGGTACATCTGTTGAAGAAATGCGTTCTCGCTATGAGCAAGCTAAGCTTGCCAATGAAGCAGAAGAAAAAGGTGTGCCTGTCGAGTTCCTGCAACGTCAAACTCAAACTGAGCGCGAACTAGCGGAACTAAAAGAGCAATCGTTCAACGAACGTTTTAACTCATCTGTCGATGCCACTATTGCAAAATATAACGTAACTACAGATGAACTTGAACAAACTTTTGCGTATGCTCGCCAAGAAGGGCTAGTTAATGTAGTGAAACAGGGAGCATTAAGTTTTGATGCTTTGCACCGTTTAGCTCATTTAGAGTCCTTCACTGATAAAAAAGTACAAAGTGCCCTGCAAGATAATCTAGCTCAAAAGAAAAAACGACAATCCGAAGCACCAATTGGTAACGGTGCAACCTCATCTCCAGATGGAGTCGCAGACTTAGACGCACTTGTTGACAAGGACGTTAAAGAAGCCCTAGCAAATTGGTAGACTTCTGATTAGTACAGGAGGAACCCACACATGCCAACGATCTTAAACACTACAGTAAATACAAACACAGGAACAGGTGCTTCGGCTACTAAACCTAATGCTTATTACGATAAGTTGATGTTGAACCTTTTGGTTCAAACTGAATTTATGCACACGAAATTTGCTCAAGAACGTCCGTTACCATCTAAAGCAGGCGATACAGTTAACTTCCGTCGTATTCAAAAATTAACTCCTTCTTTGACTCCATTAGTTGAGGGTGTTACTCCAGACGGTTTGAATGGTCAAGTAACAGCTATGACCGTTACTACTGCTCAATATGGTGACTACCTAGCGTTCTCTGATTTGGTTGATGTAACACAAATTGACCCAATCGTTAAAGAGTATACAATTGAACTAGCTCGTATGTTCCGCGAAAAATTAGATCTAATTGTTCGTGACGAACTAAACGGTGGTTCTAACGTATTCTACGCAGGCGGTAAAACAGAACGTGTAGCATTAGCTACTGGCGACAAACCTACTATCGACGGTTTCCGTAAAGTGGTTCTAGCTATGAAGAAAAACTTTGTTAAGCCTGCTATGAATGATCGTTATGTAGCTTTCGTTACACCAGACGTAGCGTTCGACTTACAAGATGATGCGAAATTCTTGAAGGCTTATGAAATTGGTCAAAACAACACACCGCAAATGAAAGGTTCACTTGCTGACGTTTACGGTATTCACTTTATCGAATTAAACAACGCGAAAATCTTTGACGGTGCAGGAGCTCTAGGAGTAGACGTTCACTCATCTATCATCTTAGGTCAAAAACCTTACGGTATCACGAAAATCAATGGTCAAGGTGTACAAACCTTCACTAAAGGTTTAGGTTCTTCTGGAACAAGTGACCCATTAAACCAACGTCAAACGATTGGTGTAAAAATCAACGCGTTTGCTGTTAAACGTTTATATGAAGAAGCAATTGCACGTTACGAATCAGTACCTACAGGGGCTTAATTTTTCCCCTTTAGGGGTATAGTCTACTAAAAGATTAGGAGAGTGATTGCAGAATGGCAACACCAACTAAAGCAGAAAATACAGGATTACCGCCAGAGCGTGTAACGACTGAGGACGGTATCACAGGCGTAGACGCGGAAGCAACTACACTGAACATTAACACGACTCAGACAATGAAGCGTGATAAGTCAAACTCAGAGTTAGCTAATGAAGTGAAGCGTGCTCAAGCACAATTCAAAGGGCAGAAGAAAGTGAAAGTTGCGATCCCTGCTGTATTAGCAAACAAACTAGGTGCTGTTCTTTTCGTAGGCATCAACGGTGTTTCGATCAACGTACCTGTTGACGGTGAAGATCATGATGTGCCAGAGGTTTTCGCTAAGCACATTAAACAAATTCTAAAAGACCTCAAATAATAAGAGGGAGG